AAAATTTATTATCGTTTTGCCAGTTACAGGCTGCTGGATGAAATACCCCACCACGTTTTTGCAGTTATTCAGGATAATTCAGGCAATGAATATTTTATTGATCCTGTGCTATCAACATTTAACGAAAGGAAAACATATTACCATAAAATTGATAAAGAACCAGTTATGCCATTATATAGTGTTTCAGGAATTGGAAATCAGGTAGGTTTATTTGGATCAAAGAAAAAAAAGGCGGCGGCGGCTTCTGCTGCTGCTGCCATTGCTCCAGCTTCACCAGTTGCACAGGCTGCACAAGCTGCAAAACCAAAAGAAAAAAAGAAAATAGTGCTGAAAATTGCACTTGCTCCAGCGAGGGGTTCATTTTTGCTTTTAGTTGGTCTAAACTTTATGGGATTGGCTACAAAGTTGAAAAATGCTTTTACCAATAAAGCTGATGAAACGCAAAACTGGTGGAAAAATTTAGGTGGTAATCCTAATGAACTTTTAAGAAAAACCGAACAAGGTGCCAAAAAGAAAAGAATTTTGGGTGCTGATGTTGAATTTGCTTCTGAAGGTCAAATTGGGGTTGTTGCTACTGGTACTGCTGCTGCTGCTGCCACTGCTGCCCCAATCCTGATTAAATTAGCTGAATTCCTTGCAAAGTTGGGAATTGATGTTAAGGAAGTCGCTGAAGTTGGCAAACAAGTTTTGGCAAAACAAGTGAAAAATGTAGTGGAAAAGAAATTGGAAGCTGATGCAAAGGTTGAACAGGCTTCACAGGATGAAATTGATAGTATTGTGAATCAGGCTGAAAATTTTAATCCTGATGGATCTAAAAAAATGAATTATTTGCCAATTGTTATTGGTGGTGCATTGGTAATTTATTTGATTAGTCGCAAAAAATAATTCACTTTCACTTCACCTTTAATATAAAACAATGACACAAGCACAAAAAATAGCAAAGGACAAGTTTAAGAAAGCAATTGAATACAGGAAAAAAACTGGTGCTTCTTTAAAAGAAGCATTTGCTCACATATATGGCAAAAAAGTTGGTGCCGTAAAAAAGAAATCAGCACCCAAAAAGAAAGCAGCACCTGAAAAAGCAGCACCTAAAAAGAAAGCAGCACCTAAAAAAGCAGCACCTAAAAAGAAAGCAGCACCAAAAAAAGCAGCATCAAAAAGAATAACTGATATTCACAAAGATTCAAAAAGTCATAACGTAAATATTAAGGTTGTAAGTGGTGTTAAAAAAATTGGTGCCTTATATGAGTTTTTTGATATAAAGGGATTAACTGATATTGATAGTTTAAAAAAGTCTTATTTTAAATTAGCAAAAGTTTACCATCCTGATGCTGGGGGTACAAAAGAACAATTTCAAAGGCTTCAAAAAGAATATGAGGGATTGTTTAAAACAATTATGTCAGGCACTAATTTGTCTGCAAATGATATTGCAAATGAAATTGAACTTGATGAAAATTTAAGACAGGCAGTTGATGCAATTATCGGAATTCCACAACTTAATGTTGAATTGATAGGTAAGTGGATATGGGTAAGTGGAAATACCTACCCAATAAGAAACGAATTGAAAAATGCTGGTTTTATGTTTGCCCCAGTTAAAAAAATGTGGTATTACAAAGGAATTGAAAGTGCTGGTAGGGGTAAATTAACAATTGATCAAATTAGGAAAAAATACGGAACCCAAGCAATTCAAAAAGAGGGTATGAAAAAAATTCAAGGTATTGGTGAATATATTAGTCCAGCTAAAAAGAAAAAGTTTTTTATGTCATTAAAAAAGGCATTGAAAGCATTGGATAATAGAAAAGATCAAAAAATTATTATTTCAGGTATTATAAATAAAATACATTAAACTTCTTGGGATTGCTCCCACATAAACAAAAAAAAACAAAAAAATGGCACGTAGAAAAAAAAGGTCTGCACCCAGCCGTAGGAGAAAATCTCGCAAAATGGGAGCAATCGGAAAATCTTTCTTGATGGATGCCCTCGGACTGGTAGCTGGTGCTGCTGCTGCAAGGGTTTTGACAAGTTCAGGCAAGATCCTTCCAAATATTGATGCTAAAATCAAAAGTGCTGGTGTAATTGCTATTGGAGCATATTTCCCCAAACTTTTGAAAGGATCTCTTGGTCAATCAATCGGTTCAGGTATGGTTGCTGCTGGTGGTCTTGGACTGCTTCAGTCAACTGGTGTACTGGGTGCAATTGACAACGCAATGGAAATTCCTGTTTCCGTTATGGCTGGTGATGATCTTTCAGTAATTGCTGGTTATGGCGAAGATAATCTTTCCGTAATCGCTGGTATGGATGAAGAATATTCTTATTAATCTTAAAAAGTAAAAATTAAATAAAATGGCAACACAACATGGTGCAAGGCTTGTTTTTGACAATGCCCGTAATCTCGTACAAAATGCTGGTTTTTCCGTTGGTCAAGCCGTATTGAGTCAGTCTTATATCAGGTCTGAAGTAGCAATGTCAACTTCAACAACTTCATACCAATTTCCCATCTTGGTTAACTCAACTGGTTCAACTACCAGCTTCGCAACAACTAACCTGTTAGCACTTCAAGATGCTTTCGTGGTATCAAAAATTGGTCTATTTATTTCTATTCCAGCTTCATCCACTTCAACTGCTTTTCCTTTGTATACCTATCCAAATGCTTCAGCTTTTACCACTTCAGGTGCTGCTGCTGCTTTGTATAATTTGTACAATGGTAAATTATCAATCACTATAAATAATAGGCAGGTGGTGCCATCTTGGGATTTGTACAAACATTTGTATGTACCACAAACCCAGCAAGGTGCTGCTTCTACTGCAACAACTATTGATCAAAATGATGCAACTGAATTTGGTTACTATCCAGTAGAGCCAAATATTGTATTGGTTGGTTCTAAAAATAATGTTGTTAGCATTGAGCTTCCGGGTGCAATTTCTGTACTTCAGGCGGGTGTTGCTCCAAGAATCTCCCTAATTTTCTCGGGCATATTGGCACAAAATGTCACCCCTGTTCGCTAATTAGCACAGAATGTAACTCCAGTCAGTTTTTGATTTGGGTTAAAAATAAGTATTGGAAAGGGGGATGCCACGTTAAACATAGAACCCCTACTTTTTTTTCGTTCTAAAAAAAACAAAAATGAACAAAGTTCAAAATTACGAATTCATTGAGGTTGTAGTACCCCAGTCATCTACTGGAACACGTTTCTATTTCCCTGATCAACCCCAATTGCGTTTTGTTTCCTTGCTTAATCTTGTTTGCTATACCACTGATACCATTACAAATAGTGTTTTAAGTGGGAATGCTTTGCTTTCTACTGCAAATTTGAAACAATCTTATTTGGTACTTTATTATAATGATAAAGAATCAGTAAACAGGATTCCAGTATTGGAACTGAACAGGGTTGTATCTAATTCTGCAACTGCTGCTTTTAGCTTTGATATTACCCCTTTTGCTGGTCAGCAAATTATTTGGTCAAAGTCATATATTCAAACTCCAACTGCTTATTCTTCAATTAGTGGATCAAATTTTAGCATTTGCTTTGGTGTTTACTATGCTTAATAAATTCACTTTTCCTTCACCTTTAATATAAATAGTATGGCAACTTGGAAACCTGAACTGCACAATGCTGAAGATATATTGAATTACTACGATCAATATGATGATGCTGGATATAGTGTTTATGCTGGGCATAAACCTGATCAGGCATACTGCCGTTTTACTTACACTGGAGCCGATAAGGTTTTAGGTAGAGAAAAATTGCAAGAAGCACTTGCTTCAGTACTTTCCAATCCTGACAATACAAATGTTTATTTGCTGCAAATTTTGGGCAATAAAGGTAAAAAAACTGAAGTTCTTAATTCCATAACTTTCCAGCTGAACAAGACACAAAGTATTATGCCATATCAGCAAATGGGGGGATATAACCTTAATTTGATGACTGAAATTAATGCTTTGCGTTCTGAAATTGCTGCACTAAAAATGCAGCAAGAAATGGAAGAAGATGAAGAAGAAGAAGAACCTGAAGAAGAAAATTTACTGGCTGGTTTTATGAAATCTCCACAAATTCAGACAATGATTCTTTCACAACTTTCCAGCATTTTTGCACCTACTCAAAAAGTAACGCACGTTGCTGGAATTGAAAAACCTGAAACAATGGCAAATGAAACTGAAATAGACAACGAAGAACGCATTTACGAAGCCGTTGAAAGGCTTAAATTGGTTGATGACCAGTTAGCAAGTGATCTTGAATTACTTTGTGAAATGGCTGAAACTGATAAGATGCAGTTCAACTTTCTTTTAAAAATGTTAAGAAAATAAGATATGCCTGAAATAACTGCTGACAAGATTATAGGAAAAACACTATTTGCCAAAAAGGATTTGACAAGGTTAAATTCTGCACTGGTAAAAATTGGAACCATTGTAAAAGGATCTCCAGTTGGACAAGTTTATTCTTATATTCAACGTGGCGGTAATGTTTATTGGCAGTTTATTGATTTTAACAATAAACCTTATTTTGTTCTTCACACTGCTGATAGTTTTAAATTTACTGGTGATGTTAAACAGGCAGTTGATCAACAAAAAAAAGAAATTGAAAAAGTAGAAAAACAAGAAAAAGGATCAGTTCCTTTCTATATTGAAAAATATGGTAAGTGGATACTGATATATGGAATAGGTGCATATTTGGTAGCAACATACATAAAAAGTAGAAAATGAAAAATAAAGGGTTAATTTATATCCTGTTAGCTGGTGGTGCAATTTTGTTGCTATCAATGAAAAAAAAGGCATCATATAAAATAGAGGTTCCAGCACCTGAAAAAATTACTGCTGAACAATTTGCTAAACCTTCTTTGCTTCAAAAAGTAAGTAAGGCAGTTAAAAAAGTTGCACCAGTGGTAAAAAAGGCAGTTGCTACTGCTAAACAAAAAAAAGCAGCTAAACGATCAACAAAAATTGGTCAATTTCCTGATATGTGCTAAAAATTAATAAAATGACTCCAAAACATTTATCAATAAATATTCAGGATGAAATTTCAGCTGATAAGTTGAAATTGGCATATAATAAACAAAGGTCTGACAGGGCAAGGTATGAAGCTGAAAATAGTGTTTCTAAATCAACTGGACAGGCTTTTCAAAAGTATTATGTTGAAACAAAGGTATTTTATACAACTGCCAACATAGGATCAGAATGTAATGAAATTACTTTCATCAACAATGGTACTACTGCACTGGTAATTGCTGATGTTCCTTTGCAGCCTAATCAATCTTTGAGAATATCAGGAAATAGGGGGGAAATTGATACTACACAATATCAACTTGCTTTTGCTACTCCTATTAATACAGGAAACCAACTTATTGTAATTCGTAAATTATATATATAATGATAGTATTGGATCTTTCCATCTTAAATCAGAAGGGAACTCCAATGTTCAATTCTGATACATTTGCCAACCGACCAGCATTTGGTATTGTTGGCAGAATTTTTATTTCAACTGATACAAAGGAATTTTACAGGGACACAGGCACTAGTTGGGAATTAATTGGCGGACCAGGTTCCGGTACAATTACAGGTTCAGGGGCAGCAACACAGGTGGCATTTTGGAATAGTGCCAGTACAATAACTGGATCAAATAATCTTTTTTGGGATTCTACCAATAATTATTTAGGTATTAGTACAAATACTCCCACAACTGCACTAGATGTTCACCACTCTAGCAATTCTGGTGCAATATTCAACCAAACTACTGGAACCAATAACAATACAATAAATTTTCAAACTAGTGGTTCAGGTAGGTGGCGAATTGGTAATTTTTACACTGCTGGTGCTGATGATTTCGGGATATTTGATGTTGTTGGATCATTGCAACAATTAACCATACTCAAAACAACTGGACAAACTTTTATTGGTGCAAAAACAACTGCCAGTGGTAGATTGGTAGTAAATAGTGCAACTGCTGATGCTCATTTACAGGTGGTTGGTGCAAATAGTCCATCAATCCGAATAGATAATGCCGGATCAGGTGGAACGCAAAGATTTGTTTTTGGTCTTGCAACTGCTACAAATAACTTTATTCAAGGTGCTACTGCTGGGGAATTTTGCATATCAACACAGAGTGCTGGTAATATGTTGTTTGGTATGTGGCAGACAATAAATGCCAGTGAGGTAATGCGGATAACCACTTCAAATAATTTGCTGGTAGGTTTGAGTGTTGATGGAGGTCAGCGTTTACAAGTTGGTGGTAATGCGTTAATAAGTAGTTCTGATGCATCAGGTACATTTTTTGAAGTAAAAAGGACAAGCACAACTGATAGGTATTTTCGTGTTTTGGCAACTGGAAATATCGAAGCAAGTTCAGTTTCAACAGCAGATCCTAATTATCAATTCATAACAGGTGCAAATAATACTTCAACAAGTAGTGATCGCAGATTTTTTTGGTTACAAAATAACTTTTCACCTACATCAGGAACTGCAACTTATAGGAGTTTAGAAATTACTACCACAATCAACCAAACAGGTGGTGCAAACGGAATTACACGTGGATTGTACGTTGCACCTTCACTCACTTCTGCTGCTGATTGGCGTAGCATTGAATGGTCAAACAATACAGGATTTGGATTGTATGGGGCAGGGACTGCGAATAATTATTTGGCAGGTAGTTTAGGGATTGGTACTACGTCTTTGACAGGAGTTAATTTGTATGTAGTAAAAGCAATTAGTGGTTCAACAATATCAACGGGTATTTTTCAACAGGGTGTTGTTCAGAGTGGTGTAACAATATTTGCATTTGGATTTAATAATACAGCAAATTTAGCAGCAAGTACAACTTTAAGCAATTATTATCATTATTCAACAGACCAGTCATCATTTGGTGCAGGGGCAACATTAGGAAATCAAGTAGGATTTTTTGCAAGTGGTGCAATGACATCAGCAACCAATAACTATGGTTTTAGAGGTGCATTAACAAACGCAACAGGAAGATGGAATCTTTACATGGATGGTACTGCTGATAACTACCTTGAGGGTAAATTAATTATCGGAACAACAGTAGTCGGAGGTTCAAAATTAAGAATAGTAGGTTTACCAACAAGTGCAGTCGGTTTATCAAGTGGAGATATTTATAGTAATGCTGGAATTTTAACTATAGTACCTTAAATTTAAAAAAAATAATATGAAAGAAATTCAACCAATACAAATTTGGGTTAACGGACAAGAGCAAACAGGAAACTGGATTAATGCTTATATCATTCATGATAATTTGCAAGATAGTGCAACATTCTACTGGTCAATATTTACTGCTCAAACTGATGGAACGCAACTTTCACAGGGAAATCTAACAATCGTAGAACCTGATTATTCAGTATGGGATTCAACTGCTGATATTAATTTGGCGGCTTACCAGTGGATCTGTGATCAACTTGGGTTAACTTTGATCTAATTTATTAACAATTTAAAATTTGACAAATGAACGAAAAACAAGCATTGGAAGTAATTAAAGCAATTTTGGATTTGGCAACCAGTAAAGGAGTATTTTCTAAAATTGATGAATCATTTACTGCCATACAGGCATTTAATGTAATTGCCGAAAAATTTAAAGATGAACAGGGTAAAGATGCAGACACAAACTGATCCCACACACATTGCCACGTTTAGCACAATTTTGTTTTCCCTGTTGGGGATTCAGAACATATCTGAATTGGCAAATGTTATTTTTCTTGGTGCAAGTACAATATCCTGTACAATTTCAATTTTAGTAGGTCTAAAACAATTAAAAAAGAAATAATGAAAAGAATATTAAAAAATATCAAAACATCATTTTTTGGATCTATTGCTGGTGGATCATTGATTGCTGATGGTATTGCACAAAACAACTGGGTAACAATTATTGCTGGTATTGCTGCTGCCATTACTGGACTATTGGCAAAGGATAATGATGTCCAATAAGAAAAAAATATATATCGGTTTAGCCGTTTTACTGATCTTATTATTCGGGAAAAAAGTGAGTGCATTAAATATCATTAAAAAGTTTGAAGGTCTTGAATTGACCAGCTACCCTGATACAGGGGGCATTTGGACAATTGGATTTGGTGCAACTAAAAATAAAGATACAGGACAGGCAATAAAGCAAGGGGATAAAATAGATCTTGCAACTGCTGAAAGATGGTTAAAACAGGATATTGCAGAACGTGAGAAGTTTATAAAACTATTGGTTAAGGTTCCAATTACTGCTAATATGATGGCAGCAATGACCAGTTTAGCATTTAATATAGGTTTAGGAGCATTTAGCAAAAGCACATTGTTAAGGTTGTTAAATTCAGGTGCTGATAAAAAACTGGTTGCTGATCAGTTTTTAAGATGGAACAAGGTTCAAGGAAAAGAGGTAAAGGGATTAACTAATAGGAGAAAATTAGAACGTGAATTGTTCTTAAAATAGTTAGTAGGTTCATATAAATAGAGGTGTTTTCGGGGAAAATTTCAATTTTCCCCTTTTTTTATGCCTAAAAATTTGGAATATTCAGAAAAAGTAATTTAGATTCGCAGTAACAAATGATTTTTTAACTATTTCAAACAAAAAACAATGAAAAAAACTGCTATTCAAATTCTGCTTATTGTACTGGGTGCTATTCTAATTTGCTTTGCTGATAATTTATGATCAGGGTTTTGTCTTGGGTAATATCGGTAATATACTTGGTATTACTTGGAATTCCTGTTGCAATTGGTCTATTGATCATTTTACAAATTTTATCAATATTTAAATTTTTCAGCAATGTTTCAAAACAAAGAACTAAAAAGTGTTATAATTCATCATTACATTCAGGGGATGATGACCTTTTTGATCAATCGGAATGTTCATTTCATTGAACTGGATGGCGGAAGGATAGAAATATTCTATTCTTCTGAAGAAATTTTATTTCTTATCGGTTATCATTTTGGAAGATATGCCGAAATGCAAAATTATTAAGCAATGGAATTATTTAACAATTTACGGGAAACAATGCTTGAAATAGATTACATCCAGCAAAAAATAGATCGTTTGCAAGAATGGCAAAGCAAAGGTCAAATTTCTAATATAATTATTAGTTTTGATGCTGGATCAGAACGGAAAATTTTAATGCAGTACGATACTGATATATCATTAGTAAATGAAATAAGGTTATTGTTACAGGCAAGTATTGAACTATATGAAAACCAAATTCAGGAACTTAAACTAAATTTTTAAAATGAAGCCTTACACAATTAACGGAACAAAGTATTTTTTTGAAGTTTTTATTTCTGCCAATGAACCCTTTATTTTATTATCAACAACTGAATATCCAAGCGAAGGATTATCAAAAATTTATTTTTTGCGTAAATATTCAATGAAGTATGCAATGGAAGATTTTGTAAAATATGAAGCAATTGTAAAAGAACGCAACACACAAAGAAACAATGAAGTGCGTTAATTGCTCAAAACTTTTTACAATAACCACGCACAGGGGCAAAGTTGGTAAAGCACTTTGCCCCTATTGTTTAACCTTAAATAAAAATAAAAATGTCGCAAAGAAACAAAGATCTACCAGCAATGCCAGTTCACCCAATGCAAGATAAATTTGGGCAAGTAATCCTGATGGCGGGAATGTCAAAACTTGAAATTACTGCTTTGAATATATTGTCTGCACAATTACGCAAAAACAAAATTGAAGATCTTTCCCCTGAAGATATTACCTACCTGATTGGTGAATCTTATAGTATTGCAGATCAATTTTGTGCATACATTGAAAGCAAAGGTGAAAAGGAAAGTAGTATAATAATTTAAAAAGTGTAAACCAATGACAAATGATCTACACGAAAAATTGTTATCCCGAAAATTTAAGCAAAACTACCAGCCTGAAGATGAACAAGTAATTTTTACCATAGATTCAAAGGTAATAGGTTGTGCTGGTGGTGTGGTATGTTTTCAGGGAGCCCCAAAAGCTGGAAAAAGTACATTTATTACCAGTGCAATTGCTTCAGCTTTTACCACTTGGGATATATTCGGGATGAAATTAAACTTTCCCCCCAACAGGAAGCGAATTTGCTATATAGATACTGAATCTTCAGATTTTGATTATTACAGGGTATTGGACAGGATTAGAACGCAAATAATAACTGATCATTTACCACATAATTTTGATAGTTTTTTATTTAAAGAAGATTCACCTAATGAAATAAAGGAAATGACTGAACTTTATTTACAGGAGAATCCTGATTGTTCAATTTTGGTACTGGATGGAATATTGGATCTTATTTCAGATTTTAATTCAGTTGAACAAAGTTTTTATTTGATACAATGGTTAAAAAAAATTACTAAAATTCACAATTTGCTAATCCTTTGCGTTTTGCATTTGGGTAAAAAAGATCAAAATTCAATAGGTCATATTGGATCATATCTTGATAGAAAATCTCAATCAGTATTAAAAATTGAAAGAAATAAGGAAAACAAAACTATTGATCTTTCAGCAACTTTTTTAAGGTCATCTGATGAATTTAACCCTATTTCAATTTACTATTCAGGCACCAGCTGGACACAAACAAACAATACAAAGGAAACAACTGGAACCTATGTTTTTGGTATGGAGAAAACCAGCTTGATCAACAGGATCCTGTATGAACCCCGTAAATATTCTGAAATGCTTTCTGATTTGGAAGAATTTACTGGCAAGGGTTCAACTACTTGCAAAAAACTTTTAAAGGATTGGTTGCTGGATGGATCAATAATTAAGTCAGGAGATACTTATAAACAAAAATAAAATGAAAAACGAAAGGCAACATTTAGGTTTTATGATTGGTTTTTTTATTGGGGGCATTTTAGGAATTATAATACACCATTTAGTTTTAAAGGGTATATTATAAAAAAAATAGGATCAGTTACCTGATCCTACTTGACAAATGATCTTCCAAACGAAAAACCACTTTCCCTTCATTGCAAAAATAGAAAATATCTAACAAAATGAAACTTTATACTGCAATAATTTTTTTTAAACCTGAAACTGGAATTGCACCCCGTAAATATCGGAATATTAACAACGTTCAAAATCTGCTCAAATTTGCCCTCAAAAGTGGTGGGTGGTATGTGAACTTATATTGCAAGAAAACAAAGGAATTTGAGGTACGGGAATACCTCACAGGGGCATCCTGACAAAGTTCAACACTGCATACAAACACAAAAGGGGCAATTTGCCCCTTTTTTTATTACCAAAGGTGAAGGAAAAGTGAATTAGATGGTTTTTGGTCAGTTTGGGTCATTTTTCCTCTTGGTCAAAATGGTTCAGGAAATTGGGTTAGGACACTTTCCCCCCTTTAGGGGGGGGAAAGTGTACCTATAAACTGACCCGATTTCTGACCTTGAATGACCTAAATTTGTTTTTTTAAATATTTTTCAGTAATTTTGGGTTATTATTTGAAAATTTTTAAAATGAGAAATTGGATTTTAATCGGTTTAGCTGGTCTGACTGGATGGTATTTGCTGGGCAAAAGTCAACTTGCAGCAAAAACAAAATTGATCTTTAAAAAATTGCGTTACGCAAATAAAAAATTTGAACTGGTGTTTGGTGTTCAGAACCCAACTGCACAAACTGCAAAAATTTCTGCCATTACTGGTGAAGTTTATTTAGGGGATAAGTTGATTGCTGATTTTTCCAGCTTTGGTGAACAAAAAATTGCTGCACGTTCTGAATCTGAATTAAAAATACAGGCTTCACCCACTATTGGCATTTTGCAGTTGATTACTTCAAAAGGCTGGTTAAAAAAGGGTTTGGCATACACAATTAAAGGAACTGGTAATTTTGATGGAATTGTAGTTCCTTTTGATTATAAAGCGAATTTAATTTAATGCAGAAAAATATACTTTTGGGTAGATTAAAAAGTTTTGGCGGTAACTCCAAAATGATTGTCAGGGATCAGCAAGTTCCTGATATAATATCTGCTATGTTATCTGCACATAAAATGTATGCCAGTGAATATGATAAAATTAGCAAAGATTTTTATTCAGGTGATGGTGTTCAAACTGCAAAGAAGTTATTTGAATTTCTCAAAAAGAATGTCAGGTACAAAATAGAATCTGATAAAGCACAAAGGATAATGTCCCCCAGTGCTATTTTGTCGCTAGGAAAAAATGACTGCAAGAATTATGCACTTTTTATTATGGGGGTTTTGGATAGTCTGAAACGCAAAGGATTAATAAATAATAAAATTTATTATCGTTTTGCCAGTTACAGGCTGCTGGATGAAATACCCCACCACGTTTTTGCAGTTATTCAGGATAATTCAGGCAATGAATATTTTATTGATCCTGTGCTATCAACATTTAACGAAA